ATTCTACCACCAGTTAGTCTTTTAGGGTAGTTTGCAGTAGAGGAACTTCCTGTTGTGTTTGCATATACATTTATGTCAAATTTTTTACCATCATCATGAGTAAATGAGCCTCCTGTAAACAATTGAATTAACGATTCTTGGTTGCCATCATATATAAAAGTACCACCAAACTCATAATCTTTACCTTCCCACTCTCCATCTTCTGTGCTTTTTGCTACACATAATCCCCAACCTGCTCCTCCGTTAACATTATATTCAGCCGCTCCATCTAAAGAAGCACCACCAGTTCTTTTGCATGCAGTAGGTCTTGCCAAGGTGTTGTCCTCTTCATACATATTAGGCTCTACAGCAGTCCCTACTGTGCCATCGCTTAATAAAAACTGGTCTCTTTCTATATGTCCATACCATTTAGGTGTTGATTCATTTCTATGATTACCGTCAGCTACTCTTAATGAATTGTTTGCATAATAAAAAACAAATTCTGGCTTTTCATTACCATCAGCTTCATTTAAAACCGTAATAGCATCTGTTGTAAAAGCATCATTGCTGTCAACATAAATATCTACTTTACCATCATCAACATTTCCTAAAGCTAAAAAGAAATCACCAACAAAACCTGTTCTTTTAAATGATATATCTGTGTTATCTGCAACGATTTCATCTACTAAAGTTTCTTCTAATAACTGCAATGTTGTTCCAGATAATCCACCATCTGCTTGAAATGTGCTTTTAAAAGACATTAACTTTGTATGTGTAGCTGTTGCCGCATGGGAAATTGTGTAAGAAGTTCCACCACTAGCTTTTGCGGTAATCTTAACAGTCTCACCTGTGTTTATACCTGAACCCGTTACAACCATTCCCACTAAAACATTATCATTTGCTACAGATGGAGTTATAGTTGTGCTTCCACTAGAAAGAGCACAGGCTTGAGTTATGCCGTTTAAAGCGTAAAATTCAGTATTATTAAGTATACTAGCTGGTAAACTAGCAACGCTAAAAGTCCCATTGTTTGCTGAATTTGATGCACCTGAAATAATTATCTTTGTAGGCAAGCCAGATGAGTTTGGAATTATATTGTTTTCAGTAAAAAAATTTTGGTCATTGACAAATATTTTATTGCCACTATGAAATACAATAGCATACTTTCCATTTCCATCTGGGTTTGTACCATCTACTAATACATGGTCAGCTCCAGTCTGGTTTAATCCGTTTGCCCTTGCTATAAGACCCCTAACACCAACAGGGTCATCTGCTTCAAAATAATGTAAGCCATATCCGGGATTCAAAGACGCTGTATGTACAGGAACTGTATTCTGACTTAATGTCAATGCTGAACCATCGGTTGCTGTGTGCCATTCTGAGCGTGGTATCAACTCTCCATTCTTAGAAACATTCCAATTTATACACTCTGCAGATTCACCAACAGCTAAATCTCTAGGGTTCTTTACATTGTTAATCCCTCTTCCAAAGTTGTTTAATGTAAAAAATCTTTTTGGCATTTAATCTCTTATTTCTATGTGAACTAAATCATCAAAGCCATTATCTTTTACATCCCCATCACTATTCCAGTCGCCACCCCATCTTATCTTTAAACCTAACTGATGAGCTATACCTCTTATCATTCCACCCATATAGTGAAATCCGTCTCTATTTTCCCAATCTATTGGATAGGGAGCTAAATCTACCGCCTTACCCTCCATGTGCCTTGAATACTTTACTTTCGTGGCTCCCTTTTCCAATAACTCTTTTTGTCTTTCTTCACTTCGTAAACCTTCTATAATAGTAACATCCATTATCTTAATCAACTCATCTAATACTTTGATAAGCCTATGGTCTACACCCTTCAATCTTTCTTTACTTTTTCTTCCAAATCTATACATAAGATACCTACTTCTTTTTTCTTCTGGTAACTTTTTTTCTAGTAACTTTTCTTTTGGTAGCTTTCTTTTTTCCACCACGAATTAAATCTGAGTCTGCTTTTCTAGCTCCACCTTTACCTGTAGCAAAGCTTCTAACTCTACCTGCCGCCCATTGATGAGCACTAACTCCGGGTCTAGACCCACTAGAATAAAAAGCACCAAGCCCCCTAGAGTAAACTTTGTTTAATGTGGACTTTGATATACCTGAACTTTTAGCGTATTTGCTTACAACGGAAGCTTTACTTCCTCCGCTTTTTGGCTTTGCTTTTCTTTTTGCTGGTTTTCTTGCCACTTTTACTCCTTTGCTTTGATATTTTATCCATCATAGCAGGTGTTAACCTACCAGATTTATAAAGTTTTCTAGTCCTAAGTATTTCAGATTCTGATTTCTTTTTGTTTTTAGAACCCTTAACATATTTCTTAGGAACACCTCTTTTTGTTTTAGGAACTTTCTTAAATTTTCTAGCCATTACTTCTTAATCTTTTTAACTTTTCCATTCTTAGTTCTAGCAAACTTATGAGTCTTAGTTTCTCTTATTAATGTTCCAGAATAAGTTTTGTCACCCCATTTCCAACTAACTCTTTTAGCCATCATTTCTTCTTTGGCTTAGAATGTTTCATTTGCACCTTGAAGTCAGCCATTATACTAGCTCCCTTATGAGCTTTAAATTTACCACTATGCTTCATAAGTTTGTAACTTGAACCAGACTTCATCCAATGATAACCTTTAGGTGCTCTTACTTTTTTGTTCATTTCTTTTTTTTCCTTGCTTTCTTAGCTTTGTTTCTTGCACTAATAGCTTTAGCTTTTTTTCTAGCATCTGCCTTTGAACTAGCACCCCAAGCTTTTAAGGAAAGTAGCAACCTTGTAGGTTTACCATTTTTTCTTTCAGGCCCGGGCATGTTCCCCATCCTAGCAAGAAAGCTAGCTCTTCTTGGATTGTCACCAGACTTTACAGGTGCTCTTAAAGTCCCACCTTTGTAGCTAGCCCTACCTTTAGCATTCAAACCACCTTTAGGGTTTTTGCCTGCTTTTCTTGTCCAAGCTGGAGACTTAGGTTTTCTTTTTGCCTTAGGCACTATACGCCTAACTTCTTCATTAAGATACCCTTGATAATTTTCCATAAGGCTTCAAGGATAGCCTTCTCTGTTTTTTCACTAATTATTGGAATATCAATAGACTTATTAAGCTCATCAATAATCTCATCTTTTGTGTTATCAGATAGCAATTCATCTGCAATCATTTTCATTAACATAATTATTTACTCCTTATGCTTTTTATTTTATATCCTAAATAAACAATAGTCATAATACCTATGACTAATTGCAATATTAAATTAATATTAGCTAAATGAATACCGTAGTTTGCAAACGATAAAGCTGAAACTTTTAAGCTATCCATTAATGCTTACCTCCATTTATCCTACCGGACATATAACTTATTTTATCTGATAAGTCGTCAACCTCTTTCATCAATGCTTCGTGTCTTCTGTCTAATTTATCATTAACATTTCCTTTGAAACCATTTACAGAATCAATTAGCTTAACGCATATATTCATGGTGTTGGTAAGTTCAGACTTCATACTTGATAAGTCTTGCTGTATTTCGTCAATATGTTCTGTTTGAGATTTATTTTCTTTTATTAAGTTTGTAATCATAAACCCAAACAAAAGCATACAAACTCCAATAACACCCAACTCACCGTAAGCCTCTATAAGTGTACTCGTATCCATTAATTAACCTTTACCTTTTCCAGTCTTTGATGCTTATAACACCAATTGTCATACTCGCTGATACTACCATGAAACCAATGAACCACAGAATCAACATCAACTATCTCTGTGAAGACTGTGTTTATATGTGTATCTTCTTGGTCGAGTGGTAGATTTGCTACCACCCAACCCTGACTTCCGCACCCTGTAACTAACAGAAATATCATAAGATGTATTAGTATTTTCATCTAGTACGATAAAGTCCCCGTCACTTAGCTTTTTTATTTGATTCTTCATCTTCACTTTCTACACTAGCTTGCAATGCATCTACAAAAGCTTGTTTACCAAACCTTAATTGTTGAAGATTAAACTCAGAAGATTGTATCTTTCTATCTAAATCTGCAACATGATTAATCATTATTTTCTGCTCATCAGATAGTTCTGATTCTTTATACTCCTTATCAAAAAGAGTAATTATCTGTTCTTTAGGCATTTCTTTTTCTTTTTTTGCCATTAGTAACTCCTTGTTTTGTTAATTAAAGTTTTTTATAGTCA